ATCCCCGCCGATTCACGTGCGCCGTTCTCGTTCAACAATTTGTATCAAATTTCTTACTTTGTCATTGGCCCCAAGTTTGGCGACGATGGCATTGGCATGCATTTGCCGGGGGTTTGCGACCGCATTTGGTCGCTTGCCGCCGACTACTTCACCAAGGCGATTGGACAGGTGCACGAGGGTAACTCAACTCTCAAGGTGACATTCAACACACCGGAGGACCCATATTTCTTTCTGGGCCGGTATCACCCTGCACCCAACATATCCCTCGCGTCCTACAGCGATGTTCTCAAAGCCATTCGAAAGCTATCCGTAGCCAAGAACAGCGAAAGGGAGCGCTACATACTCAAGCTACACGGGTATTGGACAACGGACAGTGAAACGCCCGTTCTGTGTGAATATTTGCAAGCTGTGGCTAAGATGTACGGCGTCGAATTACAGATGTATGTGCCCGAGATTGAAGGTATGTGCCCTACCGGTGACGGGGGTTACACCAAATGGGCATGGGAGGAGCTGGATGTACGTCAGCTGGTGAACAGTGATTCAAAGTTCGCCATCCTATATCGTGACGACCGTGACATGTTTTATCGCGTTGCAAGCGGAGTACACCGAGGCGCGAGCGCCGAGGACGCACTTCTCATGCATGAGGTCATAGCGCGCCAGCTCGACATGTCGTCAGCTGAGCTTACTGGTCTAAGGACTGCGCTCAAGAATGCCTCTACGTGGGACGAAATCGATGCCATCCGCATTAGCGGACAAGACTGGGACCCCTCCGCGGAACCAGAAGGCACGGTGCGTGTAGATGGACCTATCAAATCTCTACTCGATCCACAGCCATCATCAGCAAACGACGCAACCCGGCTCGCGAAGCAGCGAGCAGCAACGGGGGAATCGTCGCATGCGCACAAGAAAGCGACCGGGAAACCTTCGGCCGCAGGCGCTAAGCTGAAGAGGCTGCTCGAGGACAAGCCTGCACAAAGCTCCAACACCGGGAAGAAGAGCAAGTAAGCAGGTAGGGAATCTTCTGGACAGACAAAGCTCTAGTCTGTTACCGTTAGCTATTGGTACGCGAATCGAGTAAGATCCAGTGAGGGCTGGCCCCCCGAGTACGAGACGAACTTCGTGCTACCACCACCTAAGCAGTGGTTACCAAGCTCTTGACTGAGCACAAGGTATTTTACCGCCGTTACAATGGAACACAACGGCAAACTGACGGCGAATGAGCTGGTCCAGATGGTGCGTGGGAAGGACCCCATGCGCGGACTATGCGAGGCGCGTCAGATCACACCAGAGGCGTGCGACTGGGTCAAATCTTCACTTGATCCGTTTCACGATTTCACCCTCGAACATTTGTCGGGCTACCCTGACGTAAGCACGGATGCAACCGTCATCGTCAAGGTCGATCAAGCTCACGAGGTTTCGGCACCGCCGGGACTCGCGAGTGGCGCGAATTGGGACTGCC